TGCCGATGGCCAAGCCGAAGTTGCAGGTGGTGAAGCTGGCGGGAATGGACTGCTCGTTCTGGCCAACGATCTTATCCCAGCCAGTTTCGTGCCGGTAAACGCTGGTCAGATTCTGGGCAAACGGTGCCGCGAGGATCTTCGCGGTTGCCCCCGCAGGCCCTGTGATCGTTTCGCCGTTGACGAAGGTTCCAGTCACATTGTTGACGTTGAGCCCCGTCGCGGTAACGCGCACCACGGTGCCTGTGGCAGTTGACGTGCCACCGGTGACTGTCTGCCCCGCCACGAAGGGTGTGGTCATGCTGCTGAAGGTGATTGCGGCCCCCGCGGGGATGATCGCGGAGGACACCAGCGACATCACCGCCGTCGTACCCGTGAAGCTGGATACGGTGGCCGTCGCCTGTATGCCGGGGTCGCCCGACACCGTCTGCCCGTTGGCCACGCCCGTTGTCGAGGCGAAGTTGAGGGTGTTGTTGCCCGATGCTGTCTGGGCGCTGGTGAGTAGGACGAAGCCTACAGGCAGCGCGGTAGTGGCCTGCACGTCCTCGTCACCCGCCCAGACGGGCTTGACGTAGGTCTGGACCGAGTGGCCAGCGCTGCGCTTGGCCCGGGCCTCGTACCACGTGTTCTCGTTGTAGTTGAAAATAATTGCATCATTGCACTCGGTGTCGGTGCCTCGGGGGTAGAACCACCAGATCTCGCCGAAGCGAGCGATCTTGGTGCCCCACACCTTATTTCGCTGGTCGTAGTTGAGACCCTCGAAAAAGTAGTTGCAATTCATCTGGTTCGGCAGCTCCTGCACCGTACCGTTGTAGAACAGGAAGCGGTCGGTGCCGATCCAGAAAAACTTGCCGTCGTGCTCCACCACCGTCTTCTTGCCGAGGATGGAGGCGGGCTGGGTAAGGGTGTCGTACTGCCAGATCTTCGTGCCCCCGATGAAGGACATACGGACCAGCGCATCAAGCGCCCAGAACAGCCCAGCAGGTGACTGAGAGCCGCCGCGTACAGGCGCGCCATAGACGAATTTGGTGCCGGCCACGTTGGCCGAGTTGGCGAAGCTGGAGCCACCCGTCACCCACCCGGTGGCGGTTGAATAGTCGTTCGCGTTGCTGTTGCGGATGAGCCCATTCGAGCCGTAAACGACAGCAAACGGTTGCAGGGTGCAGACACCCCCGCTCACAGAGATCGGGCCGCTGCCATCACTTACGATGGTCAGCGGCGCGGTGCCGCCGACGTCACCTGTGTACAGCCTGCCACCAACATCGCTGGTCAGGTCCAGCACGTCAGGAGTCGACGCCGCGAGCAGCGCGGAGTAGTTGCCGCCTGTCGAGCTGTAGAGCACGCTGTGCGACCACGTCAGCAGGTCGTCAGCCGTGAAGCCGACAGGGGTGCGGTCGATCAAGCCCGTGGCTGAGATACCCGACAACAGCTGGCGCTGGATACCCCACTTGCCAAAATAGTGGCCGGTGGTTTGCCCGTTGCGGCTGTCGACGAAGACGGAGCGGATGGGGGCATTGAGCTGCCCGGAGAGCTGGGAGTAGCCGCCGATCTTGCGGGGCTTGCCACGCTGGAACCGGGTCCACGTGACCGCCGCGTAGAAGGGTGAATCCAGCTCGGTGCCGTCACGACGCACGCCCGACTGGGAGCGCAGCGTGAACAGCGGGTTGAATGGCGAGGCTTGACTAGGCACGAGTCACCGCCTCTGTGCGATCGCTCAGACGTTCCTGATTCTCTTGGATCAGTGCGCCCTTGCGGTTCTCGTAGATCGCATCCCACTCGGCCGCCTTGCTGGTATTTTTCGCCCAGAGGTAGGCTTCGACGATGCACGCGGCCAGCAGGGCCTGCGGTGCGTTCAGCGTGAGCCAGTTGGTCTGGTTGGTGCTGTCCAGTGGTTGCAGGCGCGCGTAGTAGGACAGCTCGAACGGGTAGCCCTGATCGGGGCTCGGCGCCACGTAGAAGTTCTGCGCGTTGTAGTCGGCGTAGAAACGTGGGGGATTCACGCTGGCCTGAATGGGCCAGTAATTTTTCACATACTCCAGCGAGCGCAGTCGCATGGGTTGCCAGCCATAGACCGGATCCTTGTAGGTGAAGCTAATGGTCTCACGCCAGAAGGCCGGCTTGGCCATGCTGGCACCACCCACGCCCTGCACGAGGTTACCCTTCACCACGGACACGAACCCCTGCTGCTTCAGATCGGCCGCGATGCGGTTCTCGGCCAGCATGATGAAGTCAGGGACTTTCTCCGCGAATGCGGTGTCTGTGCGCTCCAGATAGCTCGGCAGATCGGTCGACAGGGAGTCGTACGTCATCGACGCGGCAGTGGTCATATCAACCTCTCAGTTTGGTGGCTCACCCAATTTTAAGGCGTACTCACGGCAACTGGCGTACGCAGTAGCCTGTAGATCTGCGTCTCGCAACGCTCCCCGAAGTAGAGCAGTAAGAGGCACTGAAAGTAGCCCGTCGGTTTTGGCTCCGTCTCCTTCACCACTTGGGGCACTGGCGGGTTCTGCACCCGGGGCGCCAGCACCACTTTTCCCACATCCGGTTGCGTTTGGGTCGCGCAGCCGGCCAGACTCGCCAGCAAGGCGGCGAACGCGATCAGACAGATCATTGACAACTTTTTTATTAGCAACATCTTTTTTCTCCTGTTGGGAGGTGAACTCGCGCAGCTTGCGCTCGGCTTCGAGCACCTTGGTAGTCTCAGCGGCGAGGAGCTGCGCGGCTTCGCCCTTCTGCTTGGTGAGCGCGGCCTCATAGTAATCAGTGCGCTCCTGTTGCCCTTCATGGTACTTGTGCTCTCCGTAAAAGTAAATTCCAGCCATGATACCTATCAGCAGGGCGCAAGCAGCTATCAATTTTGTAGCAAGTTCGTTCATGCGAAGCCCTTCAGGCAGTAGTTCATCTCATCCGCGCGACGCTTGGTGAGCCCCGGCAGGGGGACCAGAACACCCATTATCCGGGCCTTATCCCAGCGCGGGAGTTGCTGGCAGGCACCCACCCAGTCCTTGGCGGCCAGCAGCCGCGCGGCGGTGCTGTTGGCCTTGTCGCAGGCGATCTTGGGGCCGAGGTTGAATGCGGCGTCGCCGAAGGCCACCAGCACCGTCATGGGTGCGTCTGGCACGCAGGCATCGACCTGCTTGACGGCGCCCATGGCGTCCTTCTCCAGCAGCGCATCACACTGGGGTTTGGAGTAGAAAACGTCCTTCTTGACGTCGGGCCCGGTGTGGCCCGCGCATACCGTGAGCACCCCGGGCGGATCGTAGTAGGCGTAGCTCCTGTAGCCCTCGTGGCCCGCGGCGAGCGCGGCCACCAGTGCGGCGGCGGTGCCGGCCTTCTGGCTACGGCTTGTCGGTGTGGTAGAGGCCATCGGGTTCTCTCATTTTCTTTTGCATCACAAAGCGGCTTAGCGCACCGACAAGCGACGTCACCACACACAATAATGCGAATATGCCACGCGGAAAACTATCGGAGAACAGCGGAAGAAACGCCTCGATACCACCGAGCAAACCGGTGAGCGCGGCGAAGCGGATGCTCCACGCGTACCGCAGTGTGGTCTTCCACTCGGGGATTAGCTTCAGCATGGGTCACCCCGGGCCGAGCAGGAAAGCCTTCCAGCCCTTGATGATCATCCAGCCGACAAAACCTATCAGCCCCCACTCGGCGAGCTTGACCTGCAGCTGGCGGTACAGCAACGCCCTGTTTTCTGCTGCGGCGATAACCGCCTCGTGGTGCCTGCGGTGGCCGTCTGCGTCGCCCTCAGGGAAGGCCTGCGCCACCAGCTCGTTGACGGTGTTGACCAAGGTCTCGCTCTCCTGCTCCATGTGGATGGAGAGCTTGCCGTCAAAATCGTGGACTTTTTTGTGGAGCTCAGACACCTCACGTGCGATGTAGTTCACCAGAGCGTACATGGTCGGGTGATCTACTGCTTCAGTCAAATTTGGATCGGGCGATGTGTCTGGTGCCGCGGACATTGATCTGCTCCTACGTGAATTCGAGCCAGCCGGTGAGTATGTTCTTTTCACCAGACAGCGGGGGGTTCCCGCGGTGGGTGTGAGTGTAACCTGAAGGGAAGATTACGAGGCGCCCTTTTTTGGGCTGGATCCTCTTGCCGAGGTACAGGAATTCGGTCTCGCCACCCTCGTCGACGTCGTTCAGATAGAGGATGTACGCTGCGATGCGAGTCGCGTGCTGCCGGTCCAGATCCTCGCAGTGCCAGACGTGGTAGCCCTGCCCGGGCAACGTCCGCTGGATCTTGTAGGTGACGATGCCGTGCTTCTGGGCATCCCGCAGGACGCCATACCTGTCCATGTACAGGGGGTAGCACTCGTTCCAGAACACCTCATTGAAGTTGGCCATGTAGCGGCCGATGTTGGGCCACGTAGCTGTGATGGCAGGGTCGAAGGCCATGACGCATGCGTCGTCGGCTTTGGCTGTCGTGTTGACACCCTCTGACTGCTGCCGGGACCATGAGCGGTTATTCTCTTGGCACCACTTGTAGTAGTCCATCAGGGTGTCGCACTGCTCGCCCGAAACGAAGCCGTCGAAGACCCCAACGAAGTCCTCTATGTGTGCTGTCTTATCCAAGGATTACTCCTTGCTCTTGGGGGCGTTGTAACCCTTGTTGCCGCCGCTGTTGGGGTCGGCCTTGCCCGATGCCTGACGGTTGCGCCAGATCAGAACGCCTGCGACAGCTACGACGCCGATGAGAATCAGGATTGAGTTGGTATCCATGGAGGGCTCCTACTTGAAAGCGGGTCCGGTTACCCAGACCACAAGGCTCCTGCGGATGCCCTTGGTGACGGGCGTGACGCGGTGGAGCATGAAGGATGGGAAGAGTACCACCTTACCAAGCCCCTTGTCCACCGTGGTGGGCTCAGCTCCGGACATGATCTGCAGGTCG